GCTGGACGTTTCCGTTGTTGACCTGACTGTCAACCTCGAGAAGCCCACCACCTACGATGAGATCTGCGTCGCCATGAAGAAGGCCAGCGAGGGCGAGCTGAAGGGCATCCTCGGCTACACCGACGAGGCCGTCGTTTCCTCCGACTTCCTCGGCGACTCCCGCACCTCCATTTTCGACGCCACCGCCGGCATCGCCCTGACCGATACCTTTGTCAAGGTCGTCAGCTGGTACGATAACGAGATCGGCTACTCCAACAAGGTCCTCGAGCTCATCGAGCACATGTATGAGGTCGATCACGGTCACTCCGCCAAGTAAGAGCGGACAATAAGCCAACTTCTGAGAGTTTCCTCCTCTCGTTCGTTGTAGAATGAAAATCCCTGATATTGCTGAATATTTCAGCAATATCAGGGATTTTCTCCGTTTTCATCTTGCTCGTTTCTGCCCGTTTTTGCCCGTTATGGGGCGTGCTGTGAACACAGCGGCGAACACAGACAATCAATCCTTGCCCTTGACGATGCCGCAGTAGTAGGCCGCCATCTTGGGCTTGGGGCCGGGGCCGTCCTCGTCGAGCAGAAAGGCGCGGGCGAGCTCCGCGAAGAACTCCGGCGTGGCGACGCCGAAGTGGGAGGCGACGCCGTAGTAGTCGGAGTACATCATGTTCACGGCGATCCACCAGCACCAGGGGGAGACTTCGTCGCGGCTCACACCGAGGCTCTCGGCGAGCGAGGTGGTCTGCTCCATGCTCCAGTGCGCGCCGATGCTGCCGTCCGTGTTGCGCATGTGCTGCGCCCACTGCTCGGCGTCTGCCTTGGTAAACTCGCCGCAGCCGCACAGGCTCGGCTCCACCTCGTCGAGCAGCATCCAGCCCTCGAGCATGGCGCGGATCGCGCCGGAAGAGCGCTCGCTGGCAGGCATAGCCATGTACTCAACGAGCGCGCCCTTGATCTTGTCTTTATAGGCTTTAACGTGATCTCTGGTCAGCATCTCCATGCTGCACCTCACAGCTTCTCGACCGTGACCGCGAGGTTGTTGACGACCGACTCCACGCCGCCGAGGATCAGCGACAGGAGCGAGCTCTCGCAGCCGCAGGCGTTGCGCACAATGGCCGTGATGTCAAGGTTGGCGATGCCGGCCGCCGCGACGGTCTGAGACGCGGTCGCGCCGATGATGGCCACGCCGTCCTTCTGCGCGGTCAGGCTGACTGTGCCGGCCGCCGTGGGAGCGAGCGTCGCGGAGATGTTGACGAGGTAGTAGCCCTGCCCGCAGAGCGTGATAGCGTTGCCATCCTGACGGATGTTGCAGCCGTAGCGGCGCGTGGTGGTCCCAAACGGCACGATGCCGCCGACCGCGACGGTCGGTGCGCTGACGTTGGTGGTATAGATCGCAGACTTACTCATATTGATTCGGTCCTTTCATAAAATTTTGAAAGGCGGAGCAGCTGTTGCCGCCCCGCCTTGCCTCGCCAAATAGGGCGTTACCATATTCCCCTTGCGGAGAAAATGGTTTAGATGTTGCCGTTGTTGTAGGCGCCGCAGCCGGCGACCGCGAACTGCGGCACGATGCCGTAGCCGTAGGGCGTGGTGCGGGGGATGCCGCACAGCGCTGCCTGCAGCTGGAGCTGGTTGATCTGGTTCTGCATGTCCGCCATGCGGTTGCCCGCGATGGCGTCGAGGATCTTCTGCGTCTGCGCGGTGGTGTTGGCGTTGATGCTCGCGGTGTTGAGCGCGCCATTGTAGTTGACGCTGTCGATGCCGCGGAGGATGTTGCAGCAGCACTCCTGCTGATGCGCAAAGCCCTCGGCCGTGGCAGCCTGCAGATCGCGCAGCTCGCCGAGGATGTTGTAATTGCCGTCCTTGACCGCGGCCTGGTTGTCATAGGCAGCCTGACGCACGGCAGCGACGGTCTCGTTGTTCTGGCGCTCGAGCGCCGCGAAGTCGGTGGCGCGCTGAACGTCGCCGACCGTGGCGTTGCGGTCGCCGGTACCGCGGTTGCCCCAGTTGCCAAAGCCGCCGCCCATCAGGGCGAGGATGGCAAAGAGCCACAGGCCCTCATTGCCGAAGCCTCCGAAGCCGCCGCCCTGAACAGCGGCGATGTCGGCAGGGGAAAGACCTTCCGTCATTGTTGTTTACCTCCGAAAAATATATTTCCGAACGGTGTGCACCCCGTCTGGATCACTGGAACTGCGCGAGGATCGTCTGCGGGTCGACGCCCTGCTGCTGGCAGAGCGCGTAGAACGCGCCGCGCATATCGGTGCCGCCCTGCTGCGCCTGCCGGAGCTGCGCGAGTATTGGATTGGACTGTGCCATCTGCTCCAGTGCGGCGATGGGATTGCGCGCGGCCTGATAGGCTTTGTAGAGACCAACGGCCCCGCTGACGTCAAGACTGCTCGGCGCTGCTGCTGTCGGTGCGGCGCTTGCCTGCGGGTTTAGCAGGCTCAGCATCGGGTTGGTGGGCACTTAACATCTCCTCCAATCTGGTCAGTCTCGCGCTGAGGTCGTCCACGTTCACCGCGGGGGGCTCGGCGTGCTGGGCAATGTCAAAGGGCGTGACGGTGAGGTAGCCGGCTCCGTCGGTCCGGCAGAGCCAGACGAGGGGCGCGGTGTCGTCGAGGGCGAGCACGGAGCTGTTGGGAGCCATTTGCAGGGCCTCTGCGCCGCGTCTGCCGGTCACATGGATAATTTCATACCTCGGGGCCGCGGAAGCGCGCAGGGCGGGCGCTGTGGGCGCGGGATAGGGGTAATAGGGCTGGTAAGGATTGCCTGCGGGATAATTCATGCGCTGCACCTCCTTTTGTTCTGCCTCTATCGTACCACGGTTTTCGCCTTGAGAACTGCCCGCAAACTGCCCGCGTTCTGCCCTGCCCATAAAAAAAGAGCGCCGACGATTAGTCGGTGCTCTCTTTTTGTCCGTCTGCGATTTTGCGGTAGGCGCGGCGGCGCAGCTTGGCAAGGCCGTCCACGCTGAGGTGGAGCAGCTCCGCCGCCTGCACGCAGGACCGCCCGCGCACGTCGCACTCGATGAGGCTCGCAGCCTCGTCGGGCGGCAGGTCGAAGGAACGAATGTAGGAAATGGCCCTGCGCGGAGCCATCGCGGAAAGTTGAGCGCGGATCTCTCTGTGCTGTGTGTCCATAGAGGCACCACGGCTTGCAGGCGCCCACGCGAGGGGAAGTGTTGCAGACTTCCCACCGGTTTTCCTTTCCGTGCCCGAATCGGGCACAAATCATTTTAGGGCCTTGAGGATGTACGCGGCGATGTACTCTCCCCACGCCTTCTGCGTCGCGGGGCCGAACGAGTTATCCACATCCAGCGCGTAGCCGCAGGCGTTGAGAAACTCTTGCAGCTTCCCGACCGCCGCGCCCTTGTCGCCGCGCACCAACGTGCGCTTTTCCGCTGGGTATTTCGGCACGCCAAAACCGCGGATATACCGCCCATTGACGGGAATGATACGGTATGCACACTCGTGCTCCTTGCCCTTGTTACCCTCGAATGCCGTGATGGTCTTCCCGTCGCAGGCAATCACGATGCCCGTGTGGTTGGGCGCGCCGGTGCAGTCCGTGAGGGCGTAGTCCTTGCGGTCGTTCCAGTGATAGAAGACCTGCTCGCCGACCGTTGGGATGTGCGCGTCGTCCTCGACCCACTGGCCGCGCGCCTGATACCATTTCATCTGCTCGCCGCAGCTGCACTCGATAGGGAGCGCATCTGTCAGACCGCAGAGGATCGCTGCTGCGGACACCATCGCCGCACAGTAGTCGTCGGTGTAGGTCAGCTTGTGACCGCGTGGGTGCGGGAGGTAGCTGTTGTAGGCGTCCACGATATGCTTGTGCACCGCACTGCCCCGTACTGCCCCGTCCCACGAGGTTAAGGTCTCAAGAAACCTCTTCATTTTTCTTCTTCTCGGTCTGGGTGCCGAAGTAGAAGGCGATGATGGTCGTGAAGATCGTCAGAAACTCCGTCCCGCTGATGCTGCCGCGCAGGGCAAGCACCGAGAAAACCGCCGTGAGCACGACGGTTACAATGCTCTTGACCGTGAGAAGATTTGCAAGTCGATTTTGCATTTTTGAGCCTCCTTTACTACAGAAACCGCACGGCATAAAACTGCCGCGTTTGTGTGTTGATCTTGTTGCACGCGCCGTTGATGGCGGCGACGTGCCCGCCGTCGAGCATGACGGCGTATTCCAGCTTGAGCTTGTCCCGACAAAAGGCGTTGACCTGCTGCGCGGTCATGCTGCGGCAGTAGACGCCGTAGAGCAGCCCGCCCTTGTAGCCGAGGACGGTGTGGTTGGTCTTGCGCAGCACGTCTGAGTATGCGCCCGTAAAGCCCTCCACCGCGGGGTCATAGTGGTCGAGCAGGCCAAGCCCACCGACCGCCCACACGACATCACCCAGCGCCGCCGCCGAGGAGACGCGGGCAATGCGCACCGCGCCGTCCGTGGTCTTGTAGAGCACGCTCTCGGGGCGTGGATAGTGGCAGCTCATGCCGCGCACGACCTTGCCGCCGCGCACCAGAATGGAGCAGGGCTGGCGCTGCCAGCTGAAGCTCCCCGAGATGGCGTCTTTAGGCAGCGGCCCGCTCATGTTGAGAGGCTCGATGTCCCGCGCGATGAGCGTCGGCTGGCCGTATAGCTCGACATTGAGCGGAAAGCAGTCCGCGCCAAGCTTGGCGGCAATGTCGCTCAAGGTCTGGTTGCCGATCCAGCCGTTGTCCAGCGCACCCACAGAGCGCTGGATGGCCTTTATCATGCGGATCTCCTCCGAGGTAGCGCCCTTGACGTCTTTCATGACATTACCTCCCACTCGTCGATCTCCGACTTGATGCGGTCGATAAAACTGTTTCCACCGAGGGCCTTGTACCCGCGGTAGAGATAGAGAAAATCCTCCAGCTCGTACTGTCGGATGGTGTGGTCCTCCCTGTGGCGGTAGTAGGTGTGCAGCATGTCGTGCCGGAGCTGACACTTGAGCGCGTCGGTCAGCTTGTCCAGCCCCAGCAGCTTGTTGCGGATGGGCTTGATGAGCATGGCCAGCGCCGCGAGGATGACCGTGATCTCCGAGCAGGTCGATGCAACGGTCGATAGGTTCATTGGCGTACTCTCTCTTTCCTTAGGATAGAGCGGGGGATAGCCCCCGCTCTGCTCACTTGTTCAGCTCCGCGAGCTTCGCTGCAATATCCTCCGGGATGTGGCACTTCTCCGTCTTGACGCAGTAGCCGTTCTCATCGTAGGTGAGCTTGTACTGCGGCAGGACGTAGATCTCCGTGCCGGCGCGGGAAATGTCGCGCGCCATAACGGGCTGCTTGATGCTGTTCCTGATGCCCGCCTTTTCGCTCAGACCGTAGGGGATGTCGGTGACCTCGATGGGCTTGCCGTCGGATGCGATTCTCTTGTAAGTAGCCATTGTGTTTCTCCTTTCTTTGTTCAAAATTTATTTATCATCAGCGTATTTCTCGCCGGTGATCTCCGAGCAGGTCGATGCAACGGTCGATAGGTTCATAGGCATTCTCTCTTTCTGCCGCTGCGCGGCTATTATTCGGTTGCTTCCGTCCAGCCGTACACGCCCGGCTCCCACACGTTGCTGTCCACGCTGCTTGTCCAGTGCTTGCCGTTGTGGCTCACCTTTGCGCCCTTGGCGTAAGCGTCGTGCGCGCCGATGGGCTGCGACCACGCGGGCCACTCCTCCGCCGGGTCTGCCGCCACGCTCCACAGGCTCGCCGCCGTGTCCGGCGTCCAGTCGGCCTGCGAGGTGTGCGCCTGCACGCATTTGTAGAGCGTGCCGTTGTAGCGGCGGAGCTGCCCCACGGTGTAGGCGACGGGGTAGGCCCATTCGGCGAACAGCTCCGCGTGCTCGCTCGCCGTCACCTCGTCAAGCCCGCCGCTCTCCGCCAGCGCCACAAAGGTGATGCTGGCCACGGCGCTCTGTGCGCTGACTTTCGCCTTGAGCATGGCGTTTTCGTTTTCCAGCGCGGCCAGAGCGGTATTCATTTGCAGCCGCTTGGCTTCCTGAGCCGAAGTCTGCTCCTGCTGGTAGGCAATTTCATCAATTGGGGCGACAACCACCGTGTCATGCCCCGGCAGTTCGGGCTTACCGGCGATGTGATACACCGCGCCGTTCACCACCACGCCATGAGCGTCTTCCTCCGTGCAAAGGCCAAAGCAGCCGTTGTCCTGCAACTTGACCCAAGCAAGCGTTGCGACCGTGCCGAGAACCTTATCTTCCTTGATGATTTTGAACATGATCTACTATTCCTTTCTCACACCGCCCCTGACAAGGCGGGATTGGTGTTGATGAAATCGGGGATTAAACGCAGAAGCCGAAGGACACGCCCTCGGCGCTGACGGAGCTTGCGCCGCTGGCGGTGCCGCGGTTGTACACATAACAGAAGGCGGTGGTGTCGCCGGAATAAGGAGAACGCTCCCACCAGCCGTTCGCAGAACCATTGACCTTCTTAATGGTGCTGTTGCCAGCGGTGTAATACTCGTATTGCTTGCCCTCACCAGCGTAAGAATTCTGAGTAGCACCAAAGACTTCGATCTCAGACAGAAGGAACAGCTTGTCGGAAGTAGTTTCCAAACCAGAACTGTTGTTACCCACGCTGGTCACTTTGTTGACGAACTTCAACACGCTTTTCAGGTCGGAGGAAAGCTGGTCCAGCAGTGTTGCCATTGTGGAGGTACGCATAGTGGAACCACGCCAGCCGTTCACATTGGTGTCGGAGTCGTTCATGGAGTAGGTGGTTTTCAGGCAGTCAACCAACTGGAAGGTAATACCCGCCTTGGTGCGACCGCCATCTGCAGTAGTCAGAGTGTCGTGGTCAAAGCCGATGATCTGCGCCGCATAGGTCACACCGTTGACAGTAATGTTCTTCTTGTCACCGACCTTCCAGTAGTTCGGAGCCTGACCGAACTTGGAAACAGCGGCGATGTTGTCCCAAGAGGCAACTTCCAGCGTAGCATCGCCCATAAAGGGATAGACATACACGATACCGATGACTTCCAGCGTGTAAACCTTGGTTTTCTGAGAACCGTTGTAAGTAAACACGATAGTCCAGTCACCCAATTCAAATGGATGCAAAATTGCATAACCAACATCCCCAACCGCAGCGGTAAGCGTTGTTTCTCCTCTGCTCATGGTAACTGTAGTGCCAACATCGGCCACTACGCGCGCTTCGGCAACCGGAATACGCGCAAGAACGTCATCAGGGACGGCGCTTGCGCCAAGCCCAAGTCGCGCCGCCGTGGTGTCTTTCAGCAACGTCGCCTTATTGAGCGGCGTGCCCTCCTGCGTGGGCTGGTCGGCGCGCGTGAGGTCGTAGGTGTTGGCTTGTCCCGCGACCGGCTCCAGCTTCACGCGCCCGGGATACAAAGATACTCTGTCCTGCATATTGTCTCCTTTCAGACCTCCCCGGCGTACAGCTCGCCGGAGAAGCCCCACGATTTTGTGATGTTGGTAATGAGCGCGTCGAGGTCGAGCAAAATCTGCTCGATGTTGTTGGCCTTGACGTAGTTCAGCCCCGCCATGCTCGCCGGTGCCTCCGGCGTGGACGCCATGACCGCGATCTGGCCGCGCAGCGTGACGATGTTCTGCCGGTAGGTCTCCAGCTGCGAGGCGGTCGGCGCGTCGCTCGTCAGCCAGTCCTTTTTGACCGTCACGGGGCAGGCATAGCCGAGCGCCGTGAAGCGGCCGGCGATGTACTCCACCGCCGCGCCCACGCGGTTGAGGTCAGAGGCGTTGTAAAAGCCCTTGTCGGTCTGATTTGCCACGTCCGCGCGCGTGCGGTCGGTGATGAGCTCCAACTGCACGAGGACCAACAACGTCACGGCTGCGCTTTCCCCGGCGTCATTGTAGGCGGTCAGCGCATAGGTGCAGAGCGTGGTGCCGTCCGGGACGGTGTCGGTGTAGGTCGTGCCGGTCTGATCCGCGATCTGTACGCCGTCCCGTTTGAGACGGTAGCCGGCTGCGTTTGCCGATGCGGCCCAGCTTAACGCAACGGTTTGACCGGATACGGAGGCGGCAAAATTTGTCGGGGCATCCGGCTCATAAACAACTTCCGGGCCCGCCGTAAACGCGCCCGTTCCGGCGTTGGCGTAGAACTGGCCCTCGACGGTGTCGTACAGGCCGACCGTGCCGGAGGCGTTCTTGCAGGGGACAAAATCGCGCACCGCCTGTCCGTTGCTGAGCAGTCTCACATAATAGATTTTTCCTGTGAGCTTTTCCGCAATCGAGCCGTTGCGGTTGAGTGCGCAGATCGTCATATTGGCGCCTGCCATGAATGTTGCCACAGTCGGTGTCCATACCTGCTCTCCATTGACGACAAGCCCGCCCTGATTAAGCGTGACCTCAATTGGATCAGCGCCGTACAGCGTCACATTCTGCGGCGGCGTTTGGTTGCCAAATACGGCGGTATTGGACCAGATGCCAAAGCCATTCGACTGCCAGTTCTGATCGCTGACTGCAATGCCGCCCCCCGAGGTTTGCGCCGTCTGATATTTGACCTCCAGCGTGTAGGTCTGATCCGGCTTGACCCCCGTGTCCACATACTGCGTCCCGCTGCTCTCGATGTACTCCAGCTGTGTATACCCGCTTGGTAATCTGCTCATGCCGTCTCCTCCGATCTATCCCATGTCACCATGACAAAGCCGCTTGCGCCGGCCTTGCCGGGCTTGCCCTTGCCCGGCTCCTTCGTCACAACAAAGCGGTAGCCTGTGTTTATGACGTAGTCCGGCGCGCCGCTGGGATGGTACTGGTACTCTTCCCAGTAGCCCTGCCCCGGATCGCCGCCGTCTCCGCCCGCGCCGCCGTCCGCGGAGCCGGGGAGCGGAGCCTTGACGCCCGTGCGCGCGAACACCTGCCCGTTGGCGATGTCGGTGTAGCCGTTGGGGTAGCGCTGGCCCTCAGCGCTCGTGTACACGCCGAACGTCGTCTCGCCGCCCTCCGTACCGTCCTCGCCCGGCGTGGCCGCTGCGAGCCCTCCAGCACCCAGCACGACGGCGAAGGTCTGCTGCGGGTTGATCTGGATCGTGCCGAACCAGACCTTGCCGCCCTGCCCGTCCTTGCCGTTGTCGCCGTAGCCGGAGGTCACGCCCTGCCCGGGGAAAGCTCCCGAGCCGCCGACGTAGCCGTCCGTGCCGTAGCCTCCGCCGTCGCCGCCCTGCCCGATCACCACGCGCAGCGTCGTCACGCCCGCCGGGGCCGTCCACGTCCCCGACTCCGTGATGATCTCAAACGCATCGTAGAGATACGAGCCGTCCGCCTGCAGGAGCTTACTCTGGCAGCCCTGCAGCACGCCGTCCGCGAACTGGAAGGTCTGGTAGATGCGCCGCGCCGCCGTCGCCCGGCTCTCGTTGAGCCACACGGTATCCACGTCGCCGATCTCACTTGCGGGGTCGCCGCGCCCGGTCAGCTCCAGCTGATTGCCGCCGTAGCACGAGAGGATCAGCCGCGCCGCCGTGAGCGCCTGCGCCTGCGTGTGCAGAAACGGGTTCTCGATGGTCACGGTCTTCTCGCTGCTCGTGGAGTTGCCCGAGACGACGTACTCCGTCCCGTCCGAGAGGTGGAAGATGAGCGACGCGAGGGACTGGTTTGCCTTCATCGTCGGGTAATTGACGAGGTTTTCCAGCGTGATCTTGCTGCCCTGGTTCCAGAGCGGCTCCACCGCAAGTTTGCCCGTTTCCGCGTCCGCGCGCGGCCATGTGCCGGTCGCCATGCAGGCCCAGCGCAGGATGTCGCCGCACTTCTTCCCGCTTACCGCGGCGCGGCTCGAGGCCGTGACCGCGAGGTCGGCATAGTCCGCGTCCACCGTGCAGCGGTCCGCAAAGTTGGTGCCGAGCTGAGAAACGAGTGAGGCGATCCAGCCGGAGAGCGTGATGGGCAGCACCGTAGGCGCGAGGTACGCGCGGTCGGCCAGCAGCCCGATGATGTCCACAAGGTCCCACTGCATCGTCAGGCCGTTGTCGCCGGTCTTCCAGCCGTCGGAGTATTGGTAGAAGACGCCCACACGCTTATATTCCACGCTGCCATCCGCAAGCCGTACGCCGATGTAGGTCTCCACGCCCTGCCGCTCCTCGATGCTCTGGAACAGGCCGGACTTGCTCCGCGGCTCGAAGCGCCGCGAGAGGTTGTCCATCTTGAGCGTGCAGGTGCCGTAGGGCAGCGACAGGCAGCTCACGTCGCCCTGCTGTTTGCAGTCAAAGGCCGCGACGATGTTCTCCGTCCACTCCTCGTACACGCCCGGCAGGATCTCCACCACGCGCATCCGGCGCGAGGGGAGGCTCCATTTGGTCACGGTCACGCGGATGGAGTCGGGCGTCTGCACGGTAAATCCCTCAAAGGCGACCGCGCTCGCCGTGTTGCCGGTGACGGTCTTGGCAAAAAAGGTCTGTCCGGCGCTCAGGACCTCCACCGTGAAGTCCTCGGCCACACCCTCCAGCGGGTCGGACGGGAAATAAACCGAGAACGCCTGCAGCACGCTGACGTCGGAAAACGTGATCGCCGCCCAGGCGGGGAAAGCAAAGCTGCCGTCCGCGCCGGAGAGCTGCGCGTCCGCGACGCCCATGTGCTTGCTCACCTGATAGTCGTCCGGGAAGATGCCGAAGGAGCCGTCCAGAAGCCAGCGGTCCTGCTCCAGCGTCGCGTAGCGGGCCGTCGTAAAGCGGTAGTCGTAGAGCTCCGCGGTTTTCGCCCAGGGCGCGAGGCTGTCCGCGCTGCCGCCGGTGAGCTGCATGTCCGGGTCGATGATGTGGATCACGGCCTTGAGCAGCACGCGCCGCGTGTCGCCGGTGATGGCGGCGAGATACGCCGCCGAGGACTCAATCATGCGGCCTCACCTCCCGCAGCGTGAAGCCTACGTTGTGCCAGCGCGGCACGCCGTGGGAGGTAAAGGCGAAGGTCGGGTCGGTCAGACTCTCGACGAGCACCTCCGCGCTGACGAGCTCGTCTCCGTTGTCGGGCAGGAAAGCTGCCGTGAACGGCGTGCCGGCGCGGAGGACCGCGAGTGCCGCGCGGCAGGTCGTGTCGTCGATGTAGTCGGCGCTGTAGGTGATGCGCCAGACCTTGCCGCGCTCTTCGCTCACGACGCGGCCTGAGATCATCTCGACCTGCCGGCTGAGCGTCGCCGGATGCGCGCTGTAGCGGTCGCCGGAGACGTAGGGCAGCGCCACGCCGTTCAGGATAAGCTGTGTCGTCCGTACTTTCTTCATGCAGTCTCCCCTACCTCCGGCGTCGAGCGGTTCACGGTGCGCAGGTCCTCGATCGTCTCGCGGTAGAACTCCTTTCCGTTGACATTCATGGTGCTCACGACGGTGACCTTCATGTCACGATTCATCGCCGCCATCGCATTGACCGCCTGCGCGAGCGAGGCGCGGAAGTCCTGCGCGGTCATGGTGCGGCCGGTGCCGCCGTAGCGCTCGAGGGCGTTGTAGGCGTCCGCCTCGCCGCTCGTGAGCACGCGCTCGCCGCGGTGCAGCTCGGCGACGTAACCGTCGTAGGGCACGCGGTAAAGGCCCTCGGCGTGACTGCCATCTATTTTGTAGCTATCGTACAGGGCCTGCACATCTGACGGCAGCGGGTTCTGCGGCTTACCAGAAGTAAAATCCTTCCACTCCTCGCTGTTGGAGATGCGCTCGTTGAGTTTCTTGAGCCAGTCAATGGCATTCTGAATTTTCTCGATCAGCCACGCAACCGCGCCCGCCGCCGCATAGACGCCCTTGGCGAAAACCTCCTTTAAGCCCGCTGCAACCGGCGCAAGCGTTTCGCCGAGCTCACCCATCGCCTTATCGAGCTTCATTTGAGACTCGTTATAGTCCACGACGTCCTCGTTGGCGTCGCGCCACGCTTTGCCGGTCTCCGGCAAGCCCTGATTTGCGAGCTGGTTGAGCACGATCTGCGCGCGCTCGGTGGAACCGTTCGCCGCGGCGAGCTTCGCGTTGAACTCGTCCTCGCTCACGCCCGCCCAGTTGAGCACGTCGGCAAACGTGCCCGTTACCTTGCCGGTCTGGATCGTCTCATTGATAGCCTCGGACAGGCTGTCAATGGGGATGCTGTCGCCATAGGTCGCCCACGCGCCGATGACCGAGTCGATCATGCCGCGCAGGTCGCCCTGCGCGAGACCGATGGCCTGCAGGTTTGCGACCGTCGTCGCCGCGGTCTGCGTGTCGCCGAGCACGCCGTAGAGATACTCGTAGGACTCCGCCGTCTGCTCGGCTGTGTAGCCCGCCGCCTGCGCGCTGGTCTCCAGCGTGCCCATGATCTTGCGGTACTCCTCGGTCTCATCCACGATGCCGATAATGGCGTCGCTCGCCGCCTTGAGTCCGGCGACGACCGCGCCGCCGACGAGCATTTTCTTGAGGCTGCCGAGCTGCCCGATCAGATTGCCGATGCCGCCCTTGCCGCCGCCTGCGCCGTTGAAGTCGTCGGTGGCCTTTGCCGCGTCCTTGACCTGCTTGCCGTACTCGTCGATGCTCTTGGCACACTTGTCGGCGCTCGTGCGGGCCTCGTCGAGGTAGCGCTCGTTAGAGCTCAGCTCGTCGTTGAGGTCAATGAGGTCGGTTTCCGCCTTTTCCAGCTGCCGCTTGAAGCGCATGACGGCCTCGTCGTTTTCGCCATAGGCTTCGCCGCAGTCCTCAATGGCGGTCTGCAGCTTGGCGATCTTGTCGATCTGCTTTTGCTGCGCCTCGCGCAGCAAATCGTTTTTTGTGGTCAGAGCCTCGATGCTGTTCGCCTGCCCGCGGAATTCCGCGTCGGCGCGCTTCATCTTGTCGCTCAGCAGCCCGATCTCCTGGTTGACCTCGCCGAGCTCCTTTTTGTATTCCTTCTCGCCCTCCAGCGTCAGCCGCGTGGCGATGGTGCGTGTGGCCACTTACTCCCAGCTCCTTTCCCGGGGGACTCTGCGCGCCTCCAGCGCGAGGAGATCAAGAAGATCTCCCGGCGTCAGGATCATCGTCTCGCGCAGGCTCAGATGCAATCGCTGCGTGCCCGCCTGGCGCAGCAGCAGCGCTAAATTCTCGTTTTTTTTTTGAAGCTCCTGCAAAATGAGGTCGACTTCCTCTTCCTCGTCGTCCTCGTCGCGCTCGCGCCGGAAGGCCTGCTCATAGGCCGCGCCGAGCGCGCGCTTCGCGTCCAGCGCGTCGAACGGGGCCATATTCGCGCGGAAATAGCTCTCCGGCACGATGGGCCGCCGATCAAGCCCTTCCCAGCGCCGCACGAGCTCGCCCTGCTCGCTCAGCTTCCACAAAAGCCAGCACAGCGCGTCGAAGCTCGCCTTGTCGCTGCCGCGGTAGAGGTCGGGGATATCCTTTTCCGTGCCGAAGCGGTCATAGATGTCCGTGAGCGCCGCGGCGTTCAGGCACAGCGTGAAGGTGTGCCCCTTGAGTTTCCATTCGGTCTTTCGCATATTTGTCTCCTATGCCGGAAACGGGCGGAGAAAGGTCCCCGCCCGTTTGTCTCAGCTCGCGCTTTCTGTGAATTTGCTGTCGATCCAGGCCTGCGCCGCGGCCTCGGTCTCGAGGGCCTTGGACTCGATCTTGCTCTTGCGGCAGGCAGGCACCGTGCCGTGGAAGCTCAGGTCGTCGCCCGTCAGCTGGATCGATGTGCCCTTGGTGTTGTAGGTCACGCCCTGCCGCACGGCCTGCACCTTGGGATAGAAAATGCCCTTGTAGAACACCTTGCCCTTGTACTTTCGCTTCGAGATCAATCCGAGGCCGCCCTGCGGGGACTCGTCGTCGAAGCTGTAGCTCAGATCGCCGTCCGAGCTTAGATTGGAGCCGAACACCGCGGCTGCAACCGCGTTTTCCAGCTCCGTCACGGAGGTGGAAACGTCGTAATCCGCGACCTCGTCCACGCGGTCCTCGACCGCGTTGTCGCCGCTGATCTCCGCCGACTGCACGTTCACCGTGTCCGCCACGGTGATGAGCGAGCCAAGGTGGACCTTCGTGCCGTATTTCGGCAGCTTCGCCGCGTTCGTGTCGGGGTCGGTCTCCGCGAACGGCGCGAAATAGAGATAGGATGCGCCATATTTTGCCATTGTGTGCCCTCCTTACAGGTCTTTTGATTTGAGCCAGTCGTCATAGACGCTGAACTCCGCCGCGGTCACGGCGTCGGCGCACTCGGCGTTCGCCTGCGCCATCCACTGCTTGCCGGGGATGTTGCGCCGCGGCGCGCCGAACTCCTGAATGAAACCGACGTCATTGTTGGTCGAGCGGCGGCGTGCGCCTTTTTTGCGCGGCTTGCGGACGACCGGCTTGCCGCGTGAGCCGCTCGGCAGCACAAGCACTGCCGGCGCGTTATTTTTGCGGCTGTCGACGTAAAGCTTCTGCTTGACCGTGATGCTGCCGGCGAGCTTGCCGGTGTCGACCAGCCCCAGCGCACGGATCTTCCGCCGCTGCGCCTCGGCTGCCACCTCGCCGCCCGCGGTCAGCATCTGCCGCTTGACGTCCTCGGGGATCTCCGCAATCTCCTGCACCGTCAGCGCGAGACCGTCGATGCCATCCGCCTTAAACTGCGCCATCGTCCTCGGCCTCGGTCAGCGCGTCGAACTCGAACACATAGTGCTGCCCGAGCTCGTCGGTCGCCGACGAAATAGTCGGGAGGGAGAACTCGTCCGTTTCCTCGATGGCCGCGGTCAGCGCCCGCCGCTTGGCGACGGTCGACGCCTTGAGCGGCGCAAGGTAGTGCAGCTGCACCCGCGCGAGCCCGACGTCGGTCCCGTCGTCGCCGGCAAGACCGGCGGTCTGTGTGTAGTCAAACGTGCAGTATTCCTCCGGCGGCGTCTCGCCCGCCTTTGTGACCAGCAGATCCGGCACGCACACCGGCACGATCGGCGTCACGACCGCGATGATTCGCTCATTCAGCGTCATACCTTGCCCTCCTGCGTGATGCGCTCGCACCAGAACTCCATGTACTTTCCCTCGTCGCCGTAGGTGTTGACGTAAAGAATGTTATAGTCGCGCCCGTCGTAGTGGATCAGGAGCCGCCGGTCAAGCAGCTCCGGGTTCGCGCGCGTGAGAAAGCGGACCTTCGCCTCGCCGAACTCTGCGTTTGCCCGGATCAGCTCCGTGCCGCTCGTCTGCGAGAACTGCGCCCAGGTCTCGCGCACGAGCTCCGGCTCGCCGGGTACGTCGTAGCCGTCGGCGTCCTTTGCCGTCGTTTTCCGCAAAAACTGGATGCGCTTCGAGAGCTTTCCTGCGTCGACGTGCATCACGTGCCTCCCTCCGCTCCCTCGCCCGTGCCCGAATCGGGCACAGGCTCGGTGAGCTTGAGCTGGTTAATGAGACGCCGGAAGGCGGGGTTGTCGCTGAGCGCCCCCTCGACCGCCGTGTCGCGCCGGTCGTAGAGGTCGAGCGCGAGGTACTTGACGCACTGCAGATACTTCGCATAGCGCAGCGAGCCGTTCTGCGGCTCGAGCACGCCCGCGTCGGCGAGGTAGGCCGCTGCCGTGTCCACAAAGCCGGGAAGCTCCGCGTCGTCCGCGTCGACCTTGCAATAGGCGGCGATGTCCGCCAGATGCTCCGTCAGCATTTCTTACGAGCCAGACTTAGGCAGCGTCGCAACGACGACGCCCTTGTCGACCACGAGGTTGCCGCCGACCATCACGTCGCCGAGGATGGTCAGCAGGCGCTCCTGCGCCTTGTAGCTTTCGTCCACGCGCACGGTGAAGTCGGAGAACAGGCCCAGCTCATAGTTGAGCGGGTTGCCATAGATCATGGTCTGGATCGCCGCGCTCGCACTGGCGGTCGCGGTGCTCAGGCTCGTGAGGTCCGGGCAGATGGTGTAGGGGATCACCACGCCGCCGTCGCGGATCACGCCGACGTTGGGGTTGGCCATGTCCGGCTCAATCGTAAACAGGCGGCGCTTCTCGTTCGTGCCGCGCAGCTGGCCGATGGCCTTGAGGTCTTCCTTGGTGAGCAGCAGGCGGGCGCTGCCGGCGACCTCGGTGTCCGCGCCGTAGGCAAAATAGAGGGTGTCGAGCAGGTCGACGTCCACCGCGCTCACGTCGACGCTGGCGAAGATGTTGCTGCCGGCCTTGTTCTTGGCGATCTTCATGCCGTAGAACACATGGCTGCTCTCACCGTCGCCGTTGACGATCAGCTCGGAGCACTTGCGGCGCATGGCGCGCATCGCCATGCCGTAGATCTTTGCGTAATAGTCCGCCGGCGTCAGGTTGCCGATGTTGCGGTCGACAAAGCTCGTCACGCTCATGTCGTAGGGCTTGATCTGCGCCACACCGAAGGTGGGGTCGGTGCTTGCCGTGCGGGCTTTGCCCGCGGTGCTGGCCACCGTGCCGACCTTGGCGTCGAGCTCAGAGATCACATAAGGCTCCTGATACTCGCCCAGGCCGGAGAGGTTGACCACGCTGACCTGGTCGATGATCGCGCTGAGGGGCGCGTCGCCGCCGCGGATGTCGCGGCCCACGCCGGTGGGCTCGGCAAGCGAGGTGGTCGCGAGCGTGATGGCCTTGCGGACCTCCGCCGCGCTGAACTTGACCTCGCCGCCCTTGCGCAGGATCTCCGCGCGCTCGAGAGCCTTGTCCCTGGCCTCGCCCGGAGTATCCTGCTTCTGCATGAACTGGCGGTCCTGCTCGTCGATGAGGGTCTTGACCTCGGTAATCTCGGTGTTGAGGTTCTCGATCTCGGTCATCTTGCTCCGATAGTCCTCGCGCTTGCCCTCCTTGAGCAGGCTCTCAGCCTCCGTGAGCATACCGGCGCGCTTCGCCAGCAGGTCGTTGTACTTTCTACGCATTGTGTGCCTCCTTAAAATCTCATTTTTTCAAGCTCCAAGGCGGCTTCGTCCGCCCAGTGCTCGTCGTTATCCGCGCCCTCCGGCGCGTGGGTCTCCTTCATTTCGGCGCCGCCGTAGCGCTTCGCCTTCACCACGCCGGCCTCCGGCTGCGCGGGCACGGCCACGAGGCTTACCTCGTAGGCGTCCGCCGCGCCGTCAAGATCAAAGTGGCAGAGCTGCCCGTCGTACTCTCGGCCCGGCCAGTGCTCGCACAGCGTCTTGCGCTGGTCCGCGCCGCAGATCGAGCAGTTGACGTGCTCCACCGCGCAGCCCACGCTGCACTCGCGCAGGATGCCGCCCTCAATGGCGGCGATGGTGTCCGCGGCGCCTGCCGTGCGGACCATGTAGCAGCTGAGTACCAGACGCTTGACCTCGCCCTCGTCCGCCACCTGTGCGTCGTACACGCGCGCGGTCTGCGTTTCCGCGCTCCAGCGGTGGTCACGCAGCACGGGCTTGCCGATGTAGAGCTTGCCGAGCTGCTCAAGCGTCGCCTCGGTGAAGCGCTCGCCTTCGCGGTCGATCTGGTTGTCGCAGGCAGCCAGACGGAAGGCGAACACCTCGTCTGCGCTCAGCTCACGCAGCGCCTGTGCGTTGATGAGGGCAAGCTCCCGCTCGCCCACGGCGGCCTTTTCGATCCGTGCCGCCTTAAAGATCATATCCATGCGGTTTACTCCTCTCCGGCGGCCGCGCCGCCGTTTCTCTGCGCGCTCAGCTCCGGCCACAGGTCAAGCGGCACATAGTTCAGGCTCGCGCGCCTGCGGTTGCCGCCCGGCACGTTCGGCAGATCCTCCAGCGCCGCGATGTCGTCGGGACTGAATACGCTCAGCTCGCTCATCGTGCGGTACCAGTTCGCGCGGCTCGCCGTGTCGCCCTTGAGCTCCGCCATCATGTTGATGCGCAGCTCCAGCCCCGCCGCCAGCTCGCTGTCGGTCAGCAGCTTGTAGCTCTGTTCCTCCTCGTACTGGGTCACGATGGGGTGCAGCGTGCCGACGACATACTCGATCGCGTTCTGCTCGTTGCTGCCGTAGGCCTGCTTGCCCTCATTGAGCTTGTAGAGCGGCACGCCGAAGTAGCGCGCGATGTCCGTGATCGACAGCTGCTTGTTTTCCACAAACTGCGCGTCGCGGTTCGTCCCCGCGATGCTCGTGTACTTGAGGCCGAGGTCGAGGATCGCCGTCCGGTGCGCCTTGCTCGGCCCCATGTGGACGCGCTCCCACTCGGCGCGCAGCCGGTCCTTCTTGGTCACGAGCGAGCCGTCCGCCGCCTTGACCGGTTTTCCCTTGGTGTCCAGCACATAGCCGCCGAGGTCGGTGTCGGTCTCCAGCACGCCGCCCGGCTGCCCGCCGTTGGCATAGTAGCTCAGCTCATACTCCTGCGCGGCCCGCGCCGCGGCGATCACCTCGCCAGCGCGCGTCACCGTGCCGAGACCGAGCAGGCCGTTGCGCGTGGCGTTCTTGTAGTGGCACACGTCCTCGTTCGGCAATCGCATGACCTTGCCGGAAAATGGATGCGTCACGTCGTACCACACGCGCCCCGCCATGTCGTGCCAGGGCTGCACCAGATACCACGGCACCGGGATCAGCTCCACCGGCTTGCCCGTGCGCTCGTCGCGCACGATCCAGTCGTAGCCGTTGCCGCCCTCCAGGCGGCTCGTCTCCAGCACCTTCTTGCGGATGAACGGGGTCATAGCCTCGTTTGGCCGGATGTTCAGCAGCCGCAGCAGCTCGTGGTCCGTGCGCTCGCGCGTCCTTGTGTCGATCACATAATTCGGCAGCTTCGCGATGCTGTCGCTCAGCAGCTCAATGCAGCGGTCGACCGCGCTGAGCTTGCGCGCCGCGCTCTGCGGGTCCTCGCCGACGGCCAGACCGCCGGAAGCCGTCAGGCTGCCGACCGTTACGGACTTGCTCACGGTGGGCGAGCGTGCGGTTGCCGCGCGCAGGCCCTTGATGATGCTCATGCTTGACCATCACTCCCTTCGTCGTTTGCACTATCGTCAAAGCCGTCAACAACGGCCATTGCGATCAAGAGAATGCCGCCCACGATAAAGCCGGCCGGGATATAGATCATCCCCGAGCCTGCCGTAATGAGCAGCACGCCGAGCAGCAGCGCGGCGTCTCGCAGCTTTTCCACAGCCTTCCTCCTCACAGCGTGAAGTCCGCCCGTGCCACCGCCGCGGCAAGATCGGGCTTCTGATTCCTGGCAACCATCCACACGGCCATCACAATGATGCTCGCGACCGCCCGGTCGATGCGCCCCGTTGATTTATTCTTGAGCGGCTTGATGTTGCCGTTTCCGTCCGCATGGCAGCGGACGTTGCCGAAGGTCCAGCGGAAGCACGTGTTGTGGACGTGCAGCAGCTGGTGCCGGGTCATCATGTCGTCCATCTCCTTCATGGCCGGGCTCATGTTCTTGAGGTCCTGCGGGATCTCGATGATCGGCACGATCGGCGCGAGCCGCTGCGTGATGGTCCGGCTCAGATACGGGTCAAAGCCCACCATGCGCAGGTCGTAGCGCTCCCGCGCCTCGCGGATGCGCTCCTCCACCGCGCCGTAGTCAATGACCTCGCCGGAACAGAGGTCGAGGAAGCCTGCCCGCGCCCAGTCCCGGTAGGGGACGTGGTCGCGCTTTTCCGCCTCGTCCACCGTCGCCTCGGGCCGCCAGATGCCATAGGGCAGCAGCACCGCCGCGTCCAGCCCCGGTTGGGGCGGGAAGAGCAGAACAAAGGCCGTCAGGTCGCGGCTCGTGGAAAGGTCCACGCCGCCGTAGCAGGTTTTCCCCTTCAGCTGTTCCATGAACACCGCCTTGTCGGCCTTTTTGCTGGGGCCCCACTGAGTCTTATCGTACAGATTGAGGGAGATCCAGCTGACCGCCTTGACGGAGATCCACTGGTTCAGGCGCAGCCAGCGGAACAGCTTCTCGCCGGCCTCGCTGCGCCGGGCCT